GTCCACGCAGGACCTTTCGGGTTGGCTCATCGACACCGCGTTCCTGCTTCAAGGCATCGCCTTGAAGCAGGCGGGGGGCTTGTATTTCCTACCGACGCGGGCCTTGACAAAGTGCCCGACGCTCAAGGGGCAGACGTTCGTCGAGATACCAGCAATCAAAACCGAGGAGGTGAAGGACCTCGTGCTGCGCTCGATGGAGGCCGAAGCCCATCAGTACCTGGTGGACCTCGAAACCGAGATCAACACCAACGACGACCTCGGGGTACGCGCTCTGAGGACAAGGCAGCTCAAGACCGACGAGGCCATCAACAAGGTCTCGGTCTACGAGACGATGCTAGGGCAATCGATGCAGGGCCTGCAGGACGCAATGCAGGCGATGAAGGCGCGGCTGATGGCGTCTATCTTGGATGCCGAGGCACGCGCTGAACAAGAGGCGCAAGACAAGAAGGCACGGAGGGTGTGAACATGGCAACACGACGGCACATGAAGTTGGAAGAGGCGCAGGCGATCTTGTTAGAGAGCGAACGTAAGTTCGTCGTCTACCCGGGAACCCCGTGCGTGGGTGAGCTGATGGCCGAGGGAGGTAGTGAAGTCATCGCGTACAAGACGATCGGCACCGACGTCAACACCACCCTCATCAACCTGGCGAGCTACATCGAGTGGGTTCGGAACGCCGGGCTTGAGGTGCTTTGATGACGACGTTCTCGCCCGAGCAGATGATGGCAATCGCGCGCATGATGACCCGCAAATACATGCCTTATATGCAGGCCGCCGTGATGGGGCTCATTCCCCGAGAGACGCCCGGCCTGGGTACGATGGGAGTCACCCGAAGCGGCGTGCTTATGTGGGATCCTGAATGGATATCGACGTTGCCCCTTGAGCAGGTCTCGGGGGTGCTGCTGCACGAGGCGAACCACAGCATCCGGTCGCACGCATCACGGGCCAAGACGATGGCGGCAGAGCCCAAGATCTGGAACGTAGCGGCCGACTGCGAGATCAACGATGACCTCTCCGAGGCCAACGTGCCCCTGCCCACGAATGGCTGCTGGCCCAAAACATTCGGCCTCAAGAACGGGCTGCTGGCCGAGACCTACTACCACGAGTTGATGAAGAAACTCGACGAAGACGGGAACCTCAAGGGGGCCCCGTCAAAGCCGACGGCAGCCGGGGGCATGGATGGATCGGGCAGCGGGGGCGCGCCCCTCCCCGGGGAATCCCCCGAGGATGCCGACGGAACCGCCAGCGAGGGGCGCAGCGAAGCGGATCTGCAGCGCATACGCAATCAAGTGGCATCGGCCATCGAGGCGGAAACCCGGACCAAGGGCGAAGGGTCGGTGCCCCTTGGCCTGCGCATATGGGCGGAGGAGCATCTCGCGCCCCCCAAGATTCGCTGGGAGGACCAACTGCGCCGAGCCATCCGATCGGGCGTAGCGGCTCAAATCGGCATGAAGGACTACACCTATCAACATCGCAGCCGACGGCAGGCGATGTTCAGCGGTCGAGACGGGCAGATCATCATCCCGGCGATACGCGCGCCCTTGCCTCAGGTGTGCGTGGGTCTCGATACCTCGGGCAGCATGCTCGGCGAGGCCCTCAAGCTCGCCGCCTCCGAGATTGACGGCATCCTCAAGAGCGTGCGGGCGGCGGTGCAGTTCATTGCCTGCGACTCGGAGGTTCACCACAACGGCAAGATCAAGTCGGCCCTCGACTTCCTCAAGGCCTTCAAGGGCGGTGGGGGCACCAGCTTCGTCCCCGCGTTCGATGCCGTCGAACGTATGAAGCCCAAGCCACCGCTGTTCGTGTTCTTGACCGACGGCGCGGGCGAGGCCCCCGCAACACCCCCACCCGGCATCCGGGTGATCTGGGTGCTCTGCGGAAAGAACGCGCCATTGCCGCATACGACTGCTGGACCCCTTAGCTGGGGTCAAATCATCCACATCGACAACGACTGACGTCACAGACCTGAATCGAAAGGACCATCACACCATGAACCTATCAGCAATGCTCAAGACCGTTCTCTTCACGCCAGGCCCTCACGGCTGGGGACTCCCGACCTTGTTCACCGGCGAGCCCGGTACCGCCAAGAGCTCGGTAGTCGAACGCACCTGCGGCGAGCTCGGTCTCCTGTGCGAGACCGTCATCGCGTCCCTGCGCGAACCATCGGACTTCCTCGGGATGCCCTGGGTCGAGAAGGGGGCGCTTTCGTATCTGCCCCCGGCCTATGCCACGCGGCTGAACACGGCAGGGGGTGGCGTGATCCACTTCGACGAGTTCAACACGGCCCCTGCCATGGTTCAGAAGGCCTTGCTTCGGGTGGTGTTCGAGCGGGTGATCGGTGAGACCAAGCTCAATCGCAGGGTGCGCATCCTGGCCTCTCAGAACCCCGTCGAGATGTCGGCCGACGGCACCGACCTTCCGATGCCGATGGCAAACCGGTTCATTCACTGGCGCTGGGATGCCCCGAGTCACACCGATTGGATTGATTACATGATCGGCGGCGCGGGGAGCGCGGCCATCGGGGGCAACGCTGACCCCGAAGCGTTGGAGGAGATGGTCATGGCTAAGTGGCCGGTTGCCTACGCGAATGCCACGGGCCTGACCACGGGGTTCATCTCGCGGCGGCCCGAGCTGCTGCGCAAGACCCCGAAGCCCGAAGACCCGAACGCGTCGAAGGCGTGGGCCTCGCTGCGCACTTGGGAGGTCGCCACCCGGGCCATCGCGGGCGGCGCAATCCACGGCCTAGGTACCATCGAGGCGCAGCAACTGCTAAGCGGCTGCGTGGGAGAGGGAGCAGCCTCCGAGTTTCTGGTTTACTGCGAGGCTGCCGACCTACCCGACTTCGAGGAGCTTCTCGACGGCAAAACGACTTGGAAGCCCGACAAGCGCCTCGATCGCACGCTGGCCGTGTACCAAGGGTGCGCAGCCCTGGTCATCCCGACGAACGCAGCCAAGCGCGACGCTCGGGCCGACAAGCTCTGGGAGCTGATGATCAAATCCGTCGAGACTTCGGCGGACCTGGTGTTCCCTGCGGCCAAGCTCCTATGCCGGGCGAAGCTGTCCAAGGGTTCGGCGGCGACGAAGGTCCTGTATCAGCTCGAGCCGATCTTTAGGACCGCAGGCATCATGCCCTAAGCATCAGTCGAATATAGAGCCGGGGGTATTTACTTTCTCCCCCGGCTCTATATAGTTTCTCACTCTCACTTTCGAAGGGACCAACGGCGATGGAAATTACAAGCGAGCAGGCCAAAGTCATGCGCGACGTCATCAAGAACGCTCAGCGTAAATACTACAACGTCGATGCCGAGGACCTGCAGCAGGAGGCATGGCGGATTGCTCTGTCGACTTGGGACAAGGGCATCAAGGCCCCCGGATACACGTACGTGGCCGTGAGCAGGGAGCTGGGGAACTTTGTCGCGCGGACGATCTGTCCGTATTCGATACATGACAACTGGGAAGCCGCGAGGGGCATCAAGCACGCGGTCGACCTAGACGCGGCCGAGGGCTGGCTCGATGACGAGGGGTCCACGCCCGAGGTCGCCGCGTTGAACGTCGAACGCACGCAGGCCCTTAGGGACGCGCGTCGCAAGTTCCACCGCCTACTCGACAATGCCCTAGAGCAGGTACCCGAGCAGGCGCGTGCGGTCGTTCGAGAGCACACGCTCGCCGACGTCTACAACGGGGCGTCTCAAGAGCGGGCCGAGCAACTCGGTGTCACCACGAGGCAGTTCTACCGGATGTGCAGCCAAGTGAAGGAGGCCTTGCGCTCGGACGTGGAGCTTTGGAATCTGTACGAAGAACTGAACGAACTAGGCACCCTGGAGGATCTGAGACCATGACCGCAGCCCCGAAGCCCCAACTGAAGTATCTCAAGGTCACCGCGATACAGGAGAACCCAGGCATCAACCCCAACGCGATGGACCCGTCGGAGTTCGAGATGTTGACGAACGCCATCGCCAAGCTCGGATTTATCCAACCGGTGACCGTGCGCACGGGCAATGATGGGTTCGTGCTGGTCGACGGGCACCATCGATTCCGTGCTGCCCAGGCCGCAGGGCTCAAAGAGATCCCCGTGTTGATTGCGGACCACCTCGAAGACCCCCAGGCCGCGGCGGCGATGCTGTCGCTGAATCGTCTGCGTGGGACCACCGACCTAGCCAAGGCCGCGCTGGTGCTCAAAGATCTGAGCGACCTCAAGTTCCCCGACCTCACGCTGACGGGGTTCTCGGGCGGGGACATCGAGCTGATGCTCAAGGACCTGGCCCAGACCAACACCTTCGACGACCTGGGGCCCGGGGCCTACGGCGAGGGCGGGGGCCTCCAAACCGAGGAGGCCTCGATGACCAACCAGAAACGATACGCCCTGCGGCTCGTGCTGGACGCGGCCGAAGACCGCGACGAGATCAAAGCCACCGCCCTGCGGTATGGTACCACCCTCGAAAGCGGGCTGCTTGAGTTGTGCCGTCGTTTCCCCCAACCACAAGAAAGTTGAGCAAACCCTCATGGCCCCAACACCAATGAAACCGCGCGGCTGTCCTCCAGGACCTAAGCAACCGCGACTTGCGGCCGCGCTCGCTAAAGATGGCTGGATCACTCCATCGGAGGCCGCACGCGTGAGTGGAACGCCCCTATCAACGGTGTACGGATGGATCGCCAAGCAGGTTCTGCGCACGCAGCGCGCGGGCTTGAAGCGGGTGTTCGTCCACGCGGGCGACCTCAAGACCTTGTGCGGACCCGCCTACGGCAAGCGCGCGTGACCCGATGCACCTACACATCGGGAACGTAGACACCCGCGTCGTCAACGGCACGGCTGCCGAGCACGCCTGGCTCGACGGGTACCTGAGCTTCCAACCCCCACAGGCCCGCATCCCAGGAGCAAGGGTGCCCCGAGGGGACACACGTCAGCGGATGTTCAACGCGGTGGCGAATACATTCCCCACGGGGTTCCTGGGGCCCGTGCGCCGAGGGGCCGAGCGAGCAGGGCACCGGGTTGATATCTTGGACCGGCGGACCCGCATCGAACCCGATTCGAAGGCCGACACGTCCTGGCTCGACACCGAACGAGAGCAGCCCCAGATGCTGGCGGCCTGCCTGAAGGCCGGTCGAGGGCTGGTCAAGGCCCCCACCGGGGCAGGCAAGGGCGAGGTCATAGCCGCCCTGGTTGCAGCCATCCCGGGGCCCTGGGTCGTCCTGGTCCATACGACGTCCCTCCTGGGCCAGTTGGCCGCCCGGATTACCTCCAGGACCGGGGAGACCTGCGGCACCGTCGGGGACGGTACCTGGGACCCCCAGCGCGCGACCGTGGCGACGTTCCAGACCCTGGCTAGGGGTTTGGGCACGGCCCACGTCCAGCGCCTCCTGGGCGAAGCCAGGGGCCTTATCGTAGACGAATGCCACACCGCTTCAGCCACGGGTTTCCTGCCCGTTCTTAACGCGACACACAACGCCTATTGGCGGTTCGGGTTCTCGGCCACGCCGCTTGAGCGCGGGGACAGCCGGAACGTTCTGGTGGTGGGGGCGTTGGGGGAGCCGATCTATTCGGCCAGGGAGCAGGGCCTGGTGGACCTGGGGAAGCTGTCGGCCCCCGTCGTGCGACTCGTGCCGTGCATTCAAAGGCTGACCGCGGAGACGTGGCAGGACGCGTACCATGCGCTGGTCGCGACGAGCGAGACCCGCAACCTGACCATCGCAGCGATCGTCAAGGGCGCGGCGAAGCCGTGCTTGGTGTTCGTCAGTCACCTTGAACATGGCAAGGCCCTAAAGCCGTTGCTTGAGAAGCGCCTAGGGGTCACTGTTCGACTCGTGCACGGGGCTGATGGGGCCTTGAGCCGACTCGACACCATCAATCGCATGCGCAGGGGCGAACTCGACGTTGCGATTGCTACCCCTGTATTCGACGAGGGGGTGGACATCCCTGAGCTGGCCTCTGTGGTTGTGGCGGGGGCTGGCAAGTCCACCATCAAGATCATCCAGCGCATAGGGCGTGTGAAGCGCATCGCCGAGGGGAAGACGACGTGCGAGGTGTGGGATCTCGCCGACATAGGCAACCCCTGGCTTGAGGACCACGCGCGCACCCGCAGGACCCTGTACGCTCAGACGGGACATGACGTGCGCCTGGTATCGAACGAAGAGACCCAGTTGATGAGGGGGCGCCTATGAGCAACAACACCAAAGCACTCGATGCCGCCATCGCCTACGTAAACGCGGCCATCGCCGAGATGGAGAGAACCAATAGGCCCGAGCACGGGTACTGCAAGGACAGCGAAGACAAGAAGCACTGCGCTTGCTGGTGGGATGAGAAGCCCTGCTGCCGGTGCGGGTTCGACGGGGAGTACGAAGACGACGACGTAGGTGACATCACATCATGACCTCCAACAAGGTGCAGGCAGCCCTCGTGGTGGGGTTCTCGGCGGGGTTGGGGTACCTGCTGGTGCGTCACTCCCCAACGTGGTTCACGGGGCCGATTCTGGGGATCTTGGCAATCTCATTGGCCGCCCACCACGTCAGGCTGCGCGAGGTCAACCGAAGGGCCGACCGGATGATCGGCCTTCTCAGCGGGGCCCTTGACCGGCAACGGACCCTGATGGACGCCATGTGCAAGGGCCTCACGGGCCTGAAGTACGACGAGTTCATCGCCAAGCACGTGGTCCGGTCGGAAGAAAAAACCCCAAAGGATTCAGGCAATTAGAAACAGGCTGAAAAATTTCCTACCCCTCGGGCCTGGACCAGAGGTAATAATTGCCGCGCATCATTAACCCCGGAGCTTCCTTGAAAAAGGAAAAGCCCCCAGCCGAGCTCGAACTCGGTGGGGGCTCAACAGCAGCCAAGAGAGGGAAACAATCACCACAAAGAAACCAATCTCAGATGCTGCCCTCGGTTGTTAACCGAGCTTTCGCAGAATACGACAACTGATGCTGGTTGACAAACAAAACCGATCTCAACGCTAGTGAAGTGCAACTACATGCCTTGGCTTTCAAAGGGGCACCGTTTCTACCGCCACGAGGTGGCATCAAACTTCATGTCGAGTGCATCACCGTAAGCAGTTTGTCGCAGCGTCAACCGACTGCGACCTAGGTACGGATTCAAGATCGACAGAGAATGATGTTACGGCGGAGCAGTCCGGGCGACGGGAGGATGTAGATGGGCAAGCGGCTTCCAGAGGGACACGACCTCAAGCTCGCGGTCCTTGGCCATATAGCGAGATCGAACAGCACAAAGCGAGTCGCTTTGATCTACTGTCAGAGACTTAAGCGTCCAATTGACAAAAATTGCCTCAACCACCCACGCTGTACAGCATAGCGTCGGCCGCGTTGAGATCGCCTGATGAGGGGGGACCCTCATCGAAGACCTTCGATGGATTGAAGATATGGCAAGCACGGGGAACGGAAGTGCCCCCGACGTGTTCAACCATCAGGGTCGATATAGGAGATCTCCTTGCTAAGCCTCGCAGCTAGTACGACCTGAGTTAGCAGCAGTAGATCATTCACTCTTTCAGACGCAAGGCATCTACACCAGACGTGACGTCTCCCCTGCTGGGTTACAGCACAAGGGAATGTCAAAGGGGTGGAAAGGCCGGGGTGTATTCAAAGCAGGAAAGAGAGGGGTAATTGATGAAGAAGAGATGGGTAAATACAGGCCTGCCTACGAAGGCGCAACGACACATGCATAGGCACCTTGCGACATCGAATGATGCCGTTGATGGTGTGATCGAAGTCGTCAACCTACTTAAGCAGCGTGGTGTGTGGCGTGCTGATACCCCAACGAGTTTAGAGGTGTGCGTTCTTGCACACCTCCGCGATCGTCTAACCGCCGATCATCTTCTAGCCCCAGGGGTTGGTTTGTTGTGTACGCTGGCAGCCCGTTTGGCCTTGAGCCTTGACAGGCTTCCGGCTGCGCAGCAGGTAGGTGCTTGGCAAACCGCAGCACTTGCGGTGCGTGAGGTTCTTACAGGTAAACCAACCACCTCAATCTAAATAGACATCGAGAGGACCAATGCAGCGACGACCCCCCATATGGACGAACGACAAGCGCATAGGTAGATCGCTGGGTGCTCTGTGCCCCGGTGAATGGGTTGCACCACCCCCCATGGATGCCGTGTCTCGTGATGAGATCAAGCGGCCTGACAACCTACCGAACGGGTTCATCAACCTTGACTCGGCCGTCGATAGGTTGCTCGTCGCCTACGAGCGCAACCTGCTTACCAAGCCTAACACCCGTTCGATCATCACGGAAAACCAACGCGCTGCCTATTCGACGGCAGCGGTGCTCATTATACGGGCTCGTGTCAGCTTCGACGCTTACGTCACCTTTGTCATGCGCCGCATGCGTCAGTTGAAGGGGCGCACCCCTTATCGCAGCGAGGTTATCAGTTTGAAGGCGGTGATTTGTTGGTTGCCTTATTATCGGCAACGTTCCGGTGAAGTGCTTGCTCCGTTAACGTACCAGTCTAAGGCCGACCGACGCCGCCAGTGGCGAGAATGGATCGAAAGTGCCCGCACCCTCAACCGAGCCCTATCCCTTTGAAGTCGACTTCCAGTATGCGTCCATCTATCAGTTCTTCGCAGACCCCCTCTTGTTCCAGCGTGTGGCTCCGTTCTTGGCACCAGCTCGTATGGGGAAGCCTGAGCTTCAACTCATCGTCGAGTCCGCCGTTGCCCTGTACAAGCGCCACAACAAACCCCCGACTAGCATCGTCGTCCTTCAGGACATCCGCGCACGGGTAAACTCGGGCAAGGTCACCAACGACCAACTCATCGGCGCGTCCCAGGCTTTCGAGTACGCCGAGGAGATCCCACGAGCGGACGGCCTATTTGTCCAAGAGGCCTTCCTAGGCGAGGCCCGCAAGGTGGCGATGTGGAACGCCATGAACGAATCCCTCGCCATCCTTCCGCGCGGGGATTACGAGGCCATCCGCGCCAAGATCGACAAGGCCGCCAGCATCGGTCTCGTCGACATCAGCATGGGCGCGGACTACCTAGGCGACCTCGAAACCCGTACCGAGGCACGGCGCCTCAACAAGCGCCCCCCTCGTCTGGGTACCGGTATTTCGGACCTTGACGACATGATCCGTGGGGGCCTGGCTGCCGGTGAACTCGGCACCATCCTCGGGGCCCCCAAGTTCGGCAAGAGCCAACTGCTGGGACATATCGCAAAGTACACGATGGAGTGCGGGGGCACCGTCGTGTACTACAGCCTTGAGATGAGCGAGTCGGACCTTATCGATCGCATCGACGCGTCCATCGCCGACGTGCTCATCGACGAGCTGAACAAGCGCGCCGACTTCGTTAACTCGAAGGTCATGGACTTCGTCAACACGATGGGGGGCTGTCTCGTCATCAAGCAGTTCCCTAGCTACAGCACCACGGCCAAGGACATCGACGAGCATCTCCAGATGTTGCGTGCCGAACGTGGGCTTGAACCCACCGTGGTCATCGTGGACTCGGGCGACCTTATGCAAAGCCTAGGGTCCTTTGACAACAAGTACGGGGCGCTCGGCGGGGTGTACTCCGAGCTTCGAGGCCTTGCCGTGAAGTACCGCACGCGCTTTTGGACGGCGTCGTGGGCTAAGCGAGACAGCTTATCGAAGGAGGTCGTGTCGATGGCGGACATCGCGGACAGCTTCATGAAGGCTGCGATCTCGGACGTTGGTATCGCCATCTGCGGCACCGAGGAGGAGCGACAGAACGGCCTCGTAAGGTTGAACGTCGGGTGGTGCCGGTATGCTCAAAGCGGGGCGGTCGTCGGCCCGTACCACAATGGCTTCGCCTATGGGCAGTTCATTCGCGGGGGTCAGGCGCTCACGGCTGACGAGGAAGGTGCCCTATGAAGAAGCCCCTCACCAAGGTCTCGAAGGTCATCGCGCGTGCGGTGGCCGAGCACGGCACCAAGGGCCCCAACGCCCGAGGGGAGTATGCGACGTGCTGCCCGTTCTGCGAGCTAAAGACCGGCGAAGCCGACCGCAAGTACAAGATGCAGCTCAACGCCGAGAACGGCCTGTACAACTGCTATCGCTGCGGCTCGGGTGGCAAGGCCGACGTTTCTGAGATCTTAGACGTTGAGGTGCTGGCCGAGAAGGTCAAGGTCGAGGTCACCCTCGAACCGATGCCCGAGGACGCCGATCCCCTTGACCCAAGATCTTCTGACCATCGTGCATTCATCGCCTACCTGCGCAAGCGCAACCTGCTTGAGGAGGCACTTCAAGCCGGGGTGCTTGTGGCTGCGCGGGGGTACTATGCCGGGCGCATCATCGTTCCGCACATTGTCTCCGGGCAGTATGCGGGCTTCAGCGCGCGCACAATTCACCCGAAGGTCGAGCCTAAGTATCTATACCCAAAAGGCATGAACCGTCGAGGGACCCTTTGGGGGCAGGATCTCGGATGGAAGGCCAGCGTCTACGTGGTCGAGGGCGTTCTCGATGCGCTTGCACTGTATCCGTGTGGTGTGGCCACGTTCGGCAAGAACGTCACCGAGGAGCAGCTTGCCTGGTTGGAAGCCGTCGAGGTAACAGGATCACGCATCATCTTTTGCCTCGACGGTGACGCTTGGGAGGAGTGCGCGGCCCTGGCGATGCGTCTACGCCTGCGAGGAGCCGACGACGTGCGCTGGTGTCACCTGCCCCCCGGCACCGACCCGGGCGTGCTCAAGCGAGAGGTCGATCGGTACATCGTGGGGTAAACCCCGGACCCCTTCCCTAAATACAATTCAGCACAAGCAAGAAGAAAAGGACCAAACGACCATGGAAATAAGAGCGATCTCGGCCGCGATAAAAATTAACGGCAATGCGTACGGCATCAACTGGACTGGCCACGCCTTGACCATTGAGGGGGTAACTTCATGGAAGGAGGTGCAGCAGCTTCTCGGGATTGCGCCCGAAGCGGCCCCGCCTTCGACGGCCGAAGCGACAGTTCAGCTCAAGGAGATATTCACCGAAGCTCCCGCACTGCTTCGCGGGGGTCCGGGCTCGGCCGCCGCGCCCCCGCTTACAATTGGGATTAAGCCCAAGCTTACGCTCGGTGGCGCAGCCCCCGTGGTACCGCCGACGCTGTCGACCATGACCTCGGCGGATATCAAGCGCGAGATGGACGAGGAGCCACCGGCGGCGCAGGCACCCGTTAAAGCCAAGGGCACAGTCATTTCGACGGACGTGTCTGCCTACGCACGCATGACCCTGCTCGGTGAGATCGTCGACGCCATCCGAGACAGCGGCGCCAAGACCTACGCCGACGTGTGGAAGTTCGTCGAGCACCTGCGTGATGCGAACATCAGCCCCGCCATCGACAAGATTCACAAGGACGGCAAGCTCGAAGAGCGCGTTCGCCGTCAGTGCACCAACAAGGGGATCGAAGGAGCGCTGTAGCGGTGAAGCCCTGGGACGACTGGAATAACCGGGTTTACCCTCTGGAACCCACGGCCGAGCAGCCCACGCGCTCGCTGCCTCTGTGGGAGCCTTGGAACCCTGGGCTCGATACGTTGGGAGCGAACGCAGCCCGTGCGCGAACTCCGGGATGTACGGCTTGCGAGGCTTACACCAAGAGCCCCACCGTCTGCATGGGGGCACCTGTTATTACGCCTGGCTTGCCGCTCGTCGTGCTGCCCTCGCCCACGCGCGACGAGGCACACAGCGGCAGGTCCTTCTCAAGTCATTCGTCCGTTTACGTGCGCAGGTTGGCTGAGCGCATATGCCCCGACGGCGTCAACCTGACCTATGCCATCGGGTGTTCCGTCGGGAAGTCCCCCGAGACCGACACGATCGAGAAGTGCCGCCCCTACTTGCTGAACGACATCGAGCAGTCGAAGCCGAGCCGGATCATTCTCATCGGTAACCACGCGATACAGTCCGCGTTCGGGCGGTATGTAGATGCGACCTACCTGCGGCACGCCTGGGGGATGGTGCGGGGGATCCCCGCATTCATTTTGGGCGACCACACCGTCAGCATTCGCAATCGCTTTATACGCATCACGTTCGAGAGAGACCTGGCCTGGGCTCTGACGTCCGAGCTACCCGTGCAACCCGCAGGGGTGACTTTGGTACCCGACCCGATAGAGGCGGCCCAGAGGTTGTGCGACATCCACTGGGACTACAAATACAAAGGGCCAACGACGCCCGGGAATCTGGTGGTTGACGTTGAGCATGCAGGCAGCCTATGGGGGCGCGACTTCGCGCTGCTATGCGTAGGCATTGGCCATGGTGGATGCGCCCCCCTGGTGCTCAGCCGCGAGGCCCTGGGGACCCCCGTGGTTCAGCGTGCCTTCAAGGCGCTCATGGAAGACCACCGAGTCCCTAAGGTCAACGTCAACGTCAAGCACGATCGCCACGCCATCTACCGGCAGTTCGGCGTGGACATTAAGGGGGTCGAACGTGACCTGATGCTGTGGGCGCGCCTGCGAGAACCCGAGGCCCTATCGGGGCTAGGCCCGCTGTCCTGGCTCGTGGGGTTCGGCGGGTACAAGGAAGCCGCTAAGAGCGGCGAGGACGACGAGGACGCCAAGGGGGGCGCACGGTTCGCCAAGATGCCCGTCGATAAGCTGCACGCGTACAACGGGCGCGACATCGCCGCGACTACGCGTCTTGATGCTTGGATGACCAAGGCCATGCCTGAGGCGTTGAAGCTTACGTGGTCCAAGCTCATAGGCCCCGCCTTCGAGATGCTCGGCCACGTCGAGCGCAACGGCATGGCCTTGAGCCCTGATAACGTGCGCGCCTATGACATGTTCTTAGAGAACAAGCTCAACCAGTGTATTCAATCCCTGGCGGCCATCCCCGAGGTCCCCCGTGAGTGGTTGCTTCCGCGGCCTGGTTCGACCAAGAAGGCCCCGCATGAGATCAAGATCACGCCCAATGAGATCGCTCAATTGCTGTATGAAAAGTTAAATCTGCCCGTCATGAGCAAGACCGCGACGGGCAAGCCGAGCACGGACGCGGCCACCCTTGAAGCGCTCAAGACCTCACACCCCGCGGTGGCCCTGTTGCTGGACTTCGCAGGCATCAAGAAGCAGCGCAGCACCTACGGGCTCGGGATGCTTAAGCACATGTCGGTGCTCGACGGGCGAGTGCATACGACGTTTAAGATCGTGCGCACGGGGCGCTTGAGTTCGTCGGGGCCCAACATGCAGAACATCACCCGCCCCGACGTCGAGGGGGACGAGGGGTCTTGGGCGCGTGGGTGCTTCATCGCGCCTCACGGTAAGAAGTTGGTCTCGCTCGACTACAGTCAGCAGGAGTTGCGGGTTGCCGCGATGCTGAGCGGGGACGTTGCGATGGCTAAGGCTTTTGAAAGCGGCGAGGACTTCCACAAGGCCACGGCCGCTCTGGCTTTCAACACGCCGATTGCTCAGGTTACCAAGACCCAGCGGTCCGCCGCCAAGGCCGTGAACTTCGGCCTCATCTTTGGCCAGGGCTCCTATGCCCTGGGTAAGTCCTTGGGGATGTCGACCGATGCCGCGCAGAACATCATCGACAAGATCTTAGGCAAGTACGCGGGCCTGGCGAAGTGGCGCCGCGACCAAGAAGCTCAAGGCACTGTATCTGGCGTGCTGCGGTGGTCTTGGAACCCTCCGGGCAGCGGCCTTGATTGGACGTTCCGTCGTTCGGCCTATGGCCTGGGCCAAGAGGGCAGCACCAAGGAGGACGAGAAGATCCGAAGGCACTGGGTCAACGTCTCACAGAACACCCCCATCCAAGGAATCGCGAATTGCTTCTGCCTGGCCAGCCTCGTCGAGATCGTGCGATGGACCCTGGACGAGGAGCCCAAGACCAAGGTCGTCATGACGGTGCACGACTCCATCGTGCTGGAGGTACCCGACGCCGACGTGTTGCGGGTGGCCGCCGAGGCCAAACGCCTGATGCTGCGGTGGCCTAGCGGCGGGGTGCCGATGGCCGTGGACGTGGAGGTCGGGGATGACTGGGGTCACCTAAAAAGTCTGCCCGTTTGATTCGGGTAAACCAAACTGGCGCCCCTAAATATCTAACATGACAAACCCCAAGCAAGACACGTCGATGCTCGACCCGGACCAAGTCCGCGAGGTCGTGAGCATCGGGAACGAGACCGAGATCAACAACGACATGACCTCAATCCCCGGTCACGTCGCGTATTACGGCGGCTGCTACGCCGAAGCGAAGGCTCGTCAGCGCCAGGTCAAGCGCGAGCTTGAGGTGGTCGAGTCGCAGCTTTACATCGAATACAAGGGGGCCACGATGTCCAACGGCAAGCCCGCCACCGATGAGTTCGTCAAGGCCAGCACGATACTCGACCCGCGTTTCACGCGTGCCGCACAGGCGATGGACTCCGTAACCCTGCACGTGGAGAAGGTCGGCAACGTGTGCGATGCCCTTCAGACCAAGCGCGAGATGCTCATCAGCCTAGGGGCCAACTACCGTGCCGAGATGAGGCCGAGCCCCTCCATCAACGGCGAGACTGCGACCTCGAAGGCCCGCCAACGCTTACTCGACTCCGACCTCTAAATCACAACACGCAACCCATAGAACAGCAACCAAAGGAAACCAGCACACATGAGCGACGACAAAGCACTGACAGTCCACGGCAAAGCCGACCTCTCCTTCCTTCAAGAAGCCCGCCAGAACATCCTCGACCAGAAGGCCGCCCGTCAGAAGGCCAAGATGAAGCTGGTCGTGGGGCGCAACCTCGTGCGCATTCTGCCCCCGTGGGGACCCCACATCAGGTCCCCGTTTTACGAGACATATGTTCACTACCTTCCCAACCCCAATGACCCCGCCAAGAAGACGGCCACCGTGTGCCCGCGCAAGACACGAGCGTCGAAGCTGTGTGCCTCCTGTGACAAAGCCTCCGAGCTTTATCGCAGCCAGGGCCAGGCCAGCAAGACGGCGGGCGACTTCACGGCAGGCCACCGCATCTTGGCCAATGTCATTGACCTTCAGAACCCCGCATTGGGGGTGCTCGTTGCGGAGTACGCCCCCGGCATTTACGGGGACATTCTCACGTTGATGCTCGGGAGTGGCCCTGACGATGACACGGCCCTGGGGGACATCAGTCATCCCGATCGCGGGTACAACATGGTCATCGACCGCGAAGGCACAGGCAAGACGGACACCCGATACAAGGTGCGGTTCTCTAAGGCACCCAGCCCGATTGCCGATCGTTCTTGGCTCGGCGCTTTGAACGACCTGAGCACGGTCTACCCCCGCCGCACGCCCGATGAGATCGCGGCCATCCTCGCGGGGGAAGATCCTGATGCCCCGCCGCCTGGTGTTATCGACGTCGATGCCACGCCCGTTAAGAGCGGCGGGGGTATTGATGACGACGACTTTTAGACCGTCGTGAAGTAGACTTGTTTTTGCGGCGGTGCAAATTCCGACCAGCGAGATCCGGGTGCTGCGTGCGTGAGTTGGTCCTTTCGAGCGCAGCACCGTCATGGATTCTTTGCTGCTGACTATCGGATAAAAAGCACCGCCGCTTTTTTTATTTGTGTGAGGTGAACCGATGGCCGCGATCAAGAAGAAACCCCCGACGGGTACCGAGTCCGCCCAGGCATTGGCCGATGATCTTTGTACGGTGTTCAAGCGCGACGACATCGCCATGACGTTGGCCAGCGCCAACGTCGGCGTGAGGGGCGTGTTCCCCACCGGGATTACACCGCTCGATCGTTACATCCTAGGAGTAGGCGGTCTTCCTTGGGGCCGCGTGATTGAGATGTACGGGGGCGAAGGCGCGGGCAAGTCCAGCGTCATGAACATGATGCTTGCCGGGTGCCAGCGCATAGGCGGTCAAGCCGTCCTCGTCGAAGTCGAACACGCCTACGACCCCGAGTGGGCCCGCATGCTGGGTGTGAACACCGACGAGCTCCTGCTGTTGCAGCCCGACTACATGGACGGGGAGGCCGGGATGTTCCCGCAGATTGAGCGGCTTCTCGCTAAGACCAAGCGCCCGATGTTGATTGCGGTCGATAGCGTGGCCGCCTGCAAGACCAAGAAGGAGTTCGACGAGGGCCTCACCGGGGACGCCGCCATAGGCGAGCAGGCGCGCATCTGGTCGCGCTCCTTGAGGCAGCTCTCGGCGCTGCTGGGCAAGCACCGCCACGGGGCCACGCTCCTGCTTATCAACCAAGTGCGCATGAAGATCGGGGTCCTGTACGGGAACCCCGAGACCACTCCCGGCGGCAACGCCATCAAGTTCTACGCATCGGTGCGCCTCAATGTCAGGCACGGCAAGGGCGACGGCCCGGGCGCACGCTACATGGGGATCCAAGCCATGAAGAACAAGCTGTGCCCGCCCTTTCGCAAGGCCGAGCTCAAGCTCGACTACGCCACGGGGTTCAGCGACAAGCACGCCATCCTTCATCACGCCAAGGATGTCGGCTGCGTGCCCGATAAGTGCCAGTCCATCAAGACTGCGCTCGCCAACTTGGGCTGGACTGACGTTGTCAGCATCGAGCAGTTTGAGGCCGACCTTGCCGCAATACCCGAAGAGGAGAAGTGATGGCTGCCAAGAAAAAGGAATCCAACTGCATCGGCATCGTGGCCGACCTTCACATCGACAACCACCCCAAGTATGGAGGGCCCATCATCGCGGGCCTGAACCGTAGAGCAAAGGAAACTCTCGACGCCTTTAGCGCGTCCATCTCCAAGGCCAAGGCCGCAGGGGTGAAGGTGCTGTTCGTGGCCGGTGACCTCTTTAACAAGTGCCGCCCCGAGCCCTCACTCATCGCGGCCGTGAAGCACGTGCTGAGCAGCGAGGACGCCCAGACCATGGGGGTCGTGCTCATCCCGGGGAACCACGACATGCCCGACGCCACCGCCAAGGACGGCAACACGGCGCTGGCCCCGCTGTTCAACGAGGCCACCATCGTCACCGAGCCGACTTGGATTGACATGGAGGAGTTGGGCATCACGGCCCTCTGCGTGCCGTTCCAGTCTCAGATGCCCATGTCCGAGTACCTGCGGACCTTCGAGCCCCCGCCTTGCGAGTTGATCAATACTCGTAAGATCTTAATCACACACGTTGGTGTCTACGGGGACGACAAGGGCGCGGGAGAATGGAAGGCCCGAGCCAACGATGCCATCCATTACGATGCCCTGTTCGATGTGATGACGAGGCTCGGGGTCCTCGACTGCTTCGTCGGGAACTTCCACCACCGTGAGTTCTGGGAGTGCGAGGGCGTCACCGGGGCGATGAGCATCCTTCAGGTAGGCACGCTAATTCCGCATGGCTTCGGTGATGACGGCACCTACCCAGCAGTGGGCGGCCTGTCCCTGTATGTCCCTGATTCAATCACAGGGGTCGAAGTCCCCGGGCCTCGGTTCTTTCGCGTGGACGAGGCGAACGACGCCGCGATGGCGATGCCTATGCTGGTCGCCAAGTCCCACCCCGTCTATGCGCGCCTCGGACCGAAGGCAGGCGAGAAGGTGCGTGCCGTCCTGGCAACCGGTGCGATTGTCGTGGAAGACGCGGCCCCCGTCGACGCCACGATTGACCTGGGGCCGCTGCCTCAGGTGTCCGATGCCAAGGCGGCCATTGCCGAGTTCATCGAGCAGATGACGTTACCGCCCGGGGTATCGAGGGATGACGTCCACGCCGAGGCCTTGGGGGTTTGGAACGCGCTCAGCGCTGGGAGAGACCAATGAAGATCCAATCAATCAAGCTCGAGAACTTCATGACCTATCACGCGGGGGCCTGGTCCCCCGTCGACGGGGTCACGCTGCTCACGGGCGACAACGGTGCAGGCAAGAGCACGATGATGGAGGCCATGTGCTGGGCTCTCTATGGCGAGACCCTTCGGGGTAAGAGCCCCGTGCCCCCGGGGGCCAAGAGCGCCAGCGCCCAAGTCAACTTCACCCATAAGGGCCATGACTGGGCGGTGGGGCGTACGCGCAACAAACAGACCGCCACCATCCTGCTCACCCGAGACGGCGAGGACCTCGCAGGGCAGACCGCCACCGAGACCCAAACCAAGATCGAAAACCTCCTAGGTCCCTGGGCCCGGTTCACGGCCACGCGCCTGTTCGCTAAGGAGTTCCTCGCCAAGTTTGGGGCCAGCACCGACAAGGAACGCAAGGAGCTGCTTGAAAGTTTCCTCGGGCTCGAGCGGTTCGGCGAAGCCGCCGACGTGCTCAAGGTGCGCCTGCGAGAGGCCAGCGACCGCCAGATGCAGCTCGACGGCCAAGCCTTCGCCCTGACCAAGCGCATCGCCGCAATCGAGGCCCAGCCCGCTCTCAAGGCCACGCGCCCCCTCGACGCCATCACGGCCGAGAAGCAGGCCGCTACCGAGGCGCTCCTTCGAACCCAGGACAAGAAGATCAAACTCAAGGAGCTGCTTGCCGCGACGAGCCTGGCCCGGGACAAGGCCCTGAAGAACCTGACCGGGGCCCAGGCGCGCACCTACGACATGAAGGCCGCCCTGACCAAGCTCGACTCCCGGGTGCTGGCGCTCCAAGTCCGGGACCAGTGCCCGACCTGCCTCCAAGCGATTGAGGAGGCCGCCAAGGCCCGCATCGTCACCGTCCTAGGGGAAGATCGCCTAAAGCAGTCCGAGGCCCTGGCCGAGCTCCTAGGCGCCATCAAGGGCTTCGAGGAGGAGCTCTCCGAGGTCGAGGGCGAGAAGACCGTCCTTGACGCACGGGGGGAGGCCCTCAATCAGGAGGCCGTTACCGCCCGCACGGACGTCGAACGCCTCACGCTGGAGCTGAGGGAGGCCGAGCTCGTCGCCCAGATGCGCGCGGCCCGCGACAAGGACACGACCGACCTCGAAGCCGAGCAGGCCGTCGTCGCCGCGGAGCTGGCCAAGATCCGAACCCGTGTCGCTGTCCTCGGGGCCACGGCCGAGGTCTACGGCCTTAGGGGCGCTAGGCATATGCTCCTAGGACGTGCCCTTAAGCAAATCGAGCACGCCACCAACCAGGTGCTCGGCCAGCTAGGGCTCGACCTTAAGGTCGGCATCAGCGCCACGGCGCAGCTTAAGAG